AGAACCCAGCCGCTCGTCTACACGCGAGTGGCGATGAAGCCAAAGACCGAAGTGCAGCGCGACCGTGAGGAGCAGGATGCGCTCCTGCGCGACGCGGTGCTGCTCGCGTATGGCTTTGGCTTTCTGATCTTCCTGTTCTTGGTCATCCGCTAATGCCGGTCTTTGAGTATCGGTGTGGAGATTGCGGGGCGCGTGAGGAGCATATGCATTCAATGACTCAGGACTACAACCCGAGGTGCGCCAAGTGCGGGCGCTGGATGCGGATGGTCTACACGCCCGCCGCGATTGTCTTCACAGGCGACGGCTGGGCAAAGAAGGATCGGCAGAAGAAGGAGGCCAAGTGACCAAGTGGAAGTGCTCTCTCTGTTGGCAGAATGTAGAGAGCGAGGTCAAGCCAACGATGATTGAGCGCCTGTGCAAGCCTTGCAAGGTTCGGCACTACACGACGCTCGTGGAGATCTACAAGCCCACCGGCGGCTTCAGGCTTGATGAGGCGAGGCTGCTCTTGAAGGCAGCAAAGAAGGAGGCAAAGTGAGCAATCGGTACGAGTTCGTGAAGGCAGAACAGCGCAGCCCTGAGTGGTTCGCACTTAGGAAGGACGGCATCACGGCGACGGAGGCGGCGGTCATCGCCGGTCTCTCGCCGTACAAGACTCCGTATCAACTCTGGGCAGAGAAGCGTGGAGCCTACACGCCTGATCCAGTCGGCCCAGCCGCCGTGCGCGGCATCCTGCTTGAGAGCACGGTCGCGGAGTTCTACGAGATGGAGACAGGGCGTGAACTGCGACGAAGCAACGGCATCGTGAGGCTCAAGGACATCCCGTGGGTGATGGCATCGCTGGATCGCACCATCGTCGGCGAGGAGGGGCTGGTTGAGATCAAGACGAGCACCTCGCCGCGCTGGAGCCTGTACCCCGTTCCGCCCGAGGTAGAAGCCCAGGTGCAGTGGCAGATGTTCGTGACGGGCGCACCGTGGGTGGATGTGGCAGCCCTCTTGGGCGGCCTCGTCTTCCGCATTGAGCGCGTGGTTGAAGACTTTGAGTTTCAGACGCGGCTCTACCAGAAGGCAATCGCCTTCAGGGATTGCGTGATGAACGGCACGCCACCGGCGCTGCAAGGCGAGGACTCGGACGCGCTGGCTGCGGTCATCCCGTGGTCGGGCACCGATGAGTTGGCGCAGGCGAACGATGGCATTGAGCGCGTGGCTGCGCTCTACGCCGAGAAGCAGTACGAGTCCAAGTTGCTGGATCAGGAGTTGCAGAACCTCGCGATCTCACTCAAGGAGGCGATTGGCGAGAAGGCAGGCGTCTACGGCGAGGGCTGGCAGGCGACTTGGAAGCAGAACAAGCCGACCGTCAAGACGGATTGGGAGGCAGTGGCAGAGGTCGCGAAGGCGGTCGCGCCGGACACCTACGAGTTGGCGCTCAAGACGCACACCGTAGAAAAGGCTGGCGCACGGGTCTTCAGGTTCAAGACAGAGGAGGTGGACAAGTGAGCAATGCGCTTGGGTACCAGACTGGAGCATTTGATGCGCCACGGTCTGGCTATGCAGTGCGTAAAATCAAATCAAGTGACACTCACTATCTTCTTCTCAAGGTTCACTACGCACGACGGTTGCCGTCCATCTCCTACGCCTTTGGTCTTTTTGAGGGCGTAGAGATGCGCGGTGTCATAACCTATGGAACTCCAAGTGCCTCAACGCTGAGGGCTGGCGTAGCCGGAACAGAGTACGAGGGAATCGTGCTGGAGTTGAATCGTCTATGTCTTGCCGACAACCGCCCAAATGAGGCGAGCAGGCTCGTTGGGGCATCCCTTCGGATGCTGCCTCGGCCCTGCATCGTCGTCTCGTTCGCTGACACCGAGCAGGGTCACGAGGGAATCGTGTATCAGGCGACCAACTTCCTCTACACCGGTCTGTCGGCAAAGCGCACAGATTGGAAGGTCAAGGGGCTTGAGCATCTACACGGCCAGACAATCGCAGACCAAGTTCGCGGAGTTGATGGGAGGAGGGTTGATGCAATCAAGGCGAAATACGGCGACAGGTTTTACCTGAAGCCTCGCTCCCGCAAGCATCGCTATGTGATGCTTCTTGGGAACAAGTATGAGAAGCGCAAGATGCTGGAGGCACTTCGCTATCCAGTCTTGCCGTATCCAATACAGGAGGTGGACAAGTGAGCAGAGATATCGCAGCGGCGCTGGCAGCGCCATTTGACGCAAAGGATCTCAAGACGCGTCCTGGCAGATCAGGAATGACCTACACATACGCAGATGTGCGGGCCATTGACACGAGGCTAGATGAGGTCTTCGGCACGATGGGGTGGTCATTCTCTTGGGAGGTCGTAGATCCGGCGAACGCGGTTGTCCGTGGTCGGCTTATCGTCAGTCACGAAGGGGTGACGAAGACCATTGAGGAGGCTGGATATCCGAACGCCGCAGGGCGAGACGAGGAGCCGCTGAAGTCCAGCGTGACAGATAGTCGCCGCAGGGCAGCCGCTGCACTCGGCATCGGCAGGAGCCTCTATAGCCCAGAGAGGGGTCAAGCCCCAGCACGGGCGGCAGCGCCCGTCAGAAGCCCGCAAATGGGCACGCCAGAGGCTTCTGTGAGGGCCTCCGACGATGACATCTTGGCGGCACAGGCAGCGATCATCTTCGCGCAGGGCGCGACCGATGATGCCTGCTCGCACGGTGAGGCGTGGCAACTCAAGCCAGGCGGCGTGAGTAAGGCGAGCGGCAAGCCGTACAACCCATTCTGGGCGGCGAGCCACAAGGCTCCTGACGGCTCGTGGTGCAAGGACAAGCCGAGCATCAAGTGGATCGCAGGCAAGAGCGCACCGGCACCAAAACTCGTCCCTGAAGATTCCCTTGAAGAGTTGCCGTTCTGATGCGAGAGAAGGATATGGGGAAGCGGATGACCATTGGACACGATTGGAATGAGTTCGTTGGAGAATATCTGCGAACCCAGGGCATCCCGTGCGAGGTTCCTCCGCTCACCTTCGCTAAGACCGAAGATGAGCGCAAAGCCTACGCTCGGATGGAGAAGGACATCATCCTCTGGGATGGGAGCGTCTTAGAGGTGAAGTCGCAGAGCCGGATGTTCACTAATGAGCCGAGCACCTTTCCGTATCAGAACCTGATCGTGGACACGGTTGGCTACTTTGAGAAAGAGGTCACGCCAATCGCCTATGTCTTTGTCTGCCAAGAAAATCGCGCAATGCTCGCACTGAACACGAACACCGAAGCCTCGTGGTGGAGGGAAAGGAAGACGGATGGTCGCGATGGCGTGCCAGACACCTTCCTCATCTCCTCAAAGGAGAACCTGCGAACGATGGCAGCACTCATCGCGCACCTGCGAGGCCGCTACGAGGCGAGCCTCGGCAACCAGCCGTTCTAGGAGGCACAAATGGCGTGGATCAAGAAGGACACGAGGACGCTGAAAGACCCGAAGATCGTAGAGTTGCTCGCCCAACCGAAGGGGGCGGAAGCCTATGTTCTCTGGGATGCGGCGCTCTTTGAGGCGTACCATCAGACCCCGAAGGGGGAGTTCGCGAACGAAGCGCACCTCAAGGCGTGCGTCGCCGGCGTTGCGGACATCAAGCATCTCAAGAGGCTGCTTGGCCTCGGACTGCTCACGAGGGGCGACGGCGGCTCTATCATCGTCACGAACTGGGGAAAGCATCAGGCTGACCCTACGGCGGCAGCCCGAAAGGAACGCTTCAAGAACGCACACGGAACGGAGTTGGAACGAAATCAGAACGCTCTAGATAAGAATAGAACAGAACAGAGAGAGAATAGACTCTCTTATTCTAAGAGCGGGATTGCGAGTATTGGCGAGATTCTGGCTCAAGGAGGGAAGAAATGACAGGCAAGGAGGATATGTTGATCCTTGCAATCCGTGCCTTTGTGCAGGAGTATGGATACGCGCCAACGGTTCGGGAGATCTCTGAACTGATGGGGATCGGTCACGGGACAGCCCAGCGGCTGCTCCAAAGCCTTGCCGATAGTGGCAAGATTGAGAAGCGAGACCGCGTAGCCCGCGGCTATCGCATAAGGGGGTTGTGATGGCATTCACAGACTTGGTGCAATGGGCCGCGATGTGCGGCTACGAATACAAACAGATCCTCAAGACGGAGCACGAGACCTGGGTGGTCGTGATCGCTGACCGCGATGGCAGCGAGATCACCTGCGAGGCAGACACACAGGAAGATGCCGTGATGGGTATGATCCACCGGCTCAGCGCAATGCTGGAAGGAGGAGCACACAATGGCGGCAAAGAAGGCACCTGCGAAGATTGCGGCAACTAAAGCCAATGCGGGGCGCTGGACGGCGATCCCGTGCTACCTCTGCTCAGGGATGATCACGGAACTCAAGATGGCGCTTCGCGTGCGGCGCGTGGACTATGCCGGTGGCGGCAAGTCCTACTCGTGGGCGCACCGTGGGTGCTGGAAGTGAGTAAACACAGCGAACTGGACATTGACCGTCAGAACGCCGAGCGCAGTCGCCGAGGCCGCACGGCACGCGCACGAGGCAACGCCTTTGAGCGTGAGGTCGCGAAGCGTCTAGGCGCAGCCCGCGTGGGGCAGTTCGGCGGCAAGCAGGATGTCGCGAACGAATGGATCGCAGTGCAGTGCAAGGTGGGCAAGTCCTACCCTGAGCGGCTGGACGGCTGGCTTCGCAGCGTGCCGGTCAAGGGCGATCAACTCGCAGCCCTCGTGGTTGGAGATTCGCCTGGGGCGGGGGCTAGGCGCAGGACGATGATTGTCCTAGACTTGGACGACTTCATCGCGTGGTTCGGAAAGGAAGACAATGCCAAAGAAGAAGGTTGACAGCATTGAGGATCGCGTAATCAAGTTAGTCGTGCACCGTTCGCAGGTGCTCGGCATCCTCGGGGACACTGAGTATGCCATCGGCTACCTTGACGGCGTGACGAAGGCGATTCAGATCGTCAGCGGCCTTGACTCCATTGAGCGGGCGATCCTGACCGCGAAGATAGAGAC